CGCTCTGTCAATCTTCTCTTTTGCATGAGTTCGTCAAGCAGTATCTTCATAAATACGAATATACCACTTTTCGTACATTATGAAGCTGGTAATATATACCAGTTGTGGAAAATAAAAGCAGTGATATAATAATCGGGAAGGAGCTGATACATATGAAGATAATACCAGAAATGCATTTTGGCTGTCTGACCACAAAATGGAGCTGGAAAAACCATACATGCAGAAAAGTATGGAAATGTACTTGTGAGTGTGGTGGATATTGTTATGTACGGGAGGATGCGCTTATTGATGGGGTTGTAAAAAATTGTGGAGCAGAATGTCATATGGATGTGAAACGCAAATGATACGTTGTCTATCAGAGCGAGAGTATTAAAGCACTGGAGCGGGTCCGGTTCACATCCGGTACCCGCTTACTACTCACTCTCCACGTTTCAGAAATTGAAAAATACGGCGTAATAGTCCAGGCCGCTTTTTGCATACATCTTCTTTTTCTACTTCTATATCTCTTTCTTCTTGAATCTGTTTCCAAATTCTCTCGAATTCGATTGTTTCCGGGCCCGGGATGGGTAAGGGAACGGTCGTGCGTTTTACAACTTCAAACTCCCTTAACAGCTCCTCGTCTGATATATCATCTGTTCCCCAAATCGGGCAGTCCATAGATTTATCTTGTCCTGAATCTTTCATAGCCGTGCACCTCCTTATAATACTATTATAAAGCGAGGGGCGCTATCCGCAGGCTGGAATTATATTCCATTATTATTTTGTATATACTTTATCAATTCCTCTTGACTTTACGCCCATATGGGCGCATAATATAATCAGAGATAAGGAAAGGGGATTAAAACAATGACTATAATCAGCAGCCAGCACCACATAGATTGGGAAATCGTAGAAAAAAAGATGGAAGAAATTAAAGGTATCACAAAGGTCGTCATCCCTTGCACTTATGTTGGTTATATTGATGGAACTGAATACGCAATGCAGAATGATAAACACCACACATTAGCAGCCGCCAGAGAGCTTGGAATTGTGGTGGAATTTGATATCACCAATGATTCAGAGGACCTCAAAGGAGAGGCGCTTTTAGAACAGCGTTACAATGATGGAGATTGGTATAATGTAGAAACCAGTAATCCGGCATATTATGAATTTGATTTAGTTTGGTAGGAGGTGCGAAAAATGAGAAGATACCCAGATTGTATCAGGACAGACGGATTATGCGGGGCCTGCTCTGCCTCCAGCCGTGGCAGGGACTGTCATAATAATAATATCAATAAACTGCTGTATCAACGTTCCCTATCCGGGATGACCCAGCAGCAGGTGGCCGACTCTGCGGGAATGAATATCCGCCAGATACAAAAATTTGAATCTGGAGAAAGGGACCTTGGAAATATGACTTTGCGCAATGCCTTGTCATTGGCAAAGGCCCTTGGCTGCGAGGTGAGTGATTTTGTCTAAAAGGCCGCCAAAAAGCACCAAGATTTGTGTCGTATGTGGGAAAACTTTCCCATGTTTTCCGTCCGATAAAACCGTTACTTGTGGTAAGGAATGCTCCAAGATTCATCGTTCACGCATACATATGGGCCTGTCGAACAAATGGTGCGAAGAAAGCCGGACCAGAAAAGCCGCGCAGGGTAAAACGGCTAATCTCGCCTTAGGAACACCTGCCGCACAGAAAAGTCCAAAATCCGGTAAATTCTTGACAAATATCAATGCAAAGGACTGGCATTTAATTAGTCCTGATGGAAAAGAATATAAATTTCATTGTCTGAATTATTGGCTCCGGGAAAACTGCGAAAAATTATTTGGATGCGCGCCAGATAGTAAAGAATTTAGAAATGTAAGCACTGGACTTTCAGGAGCAAAACGGGCGATGCTCGGAAAAAACTATGGGTGCTGCACATATAAGGGGTGGAAAGTCATACCCACAGAGCATGATATAAAAAAATAAACACACTTCAACGGCGAGGAATAATCCCCGCCGTTTTTATGGACTTACCATGTAAACACATACCGTCTATTTACCATGTCGTATTCTTCTGCAATCCGGAGCACACCCCTGGCATCCGTAATCATGCACTTGCCCTCGTCGCTGCCCTTGACTGGACAGAGTAAAAATGCCTCACCGGCAGGGTCCACCTGGTAGCCGGTCAGCATGTAGCCCTCGCTGTCAAACAGATACCAGCCGCAGGTACCGTCCGTTGCCTCCCGGAGCCAGTACCAGCCATTGGCCGCATAGCTGCCGTCTGTAAACTGATACCACCAGCGGTTACCATCTGCGGCCGGCTGGAAGCCCTGGGTGTATGTCACTGGGACCGGGGTATAGTCGATGTCGCAGAGCTTGAGGACCTTCTGCCAGGGTGTGGCGGTCACTTTGCTCTCTTTTGTGCCATAATCAATGCCCTTGGCCTCTATGCACCATCCATCCCCGATATACACCCCGATGTGGCCCGGCTTCCAGAGCGCCCAACCGACCATGGACTCGTTCAGATGGTCGATACCCACGCGCTCCACGGCTGTGTCATGGTAGTTGTAGCTGCCGCGTAGGATGCCCGTATACCAGCTGATGAGGCCGGAACAGTCCGTGCAGCTCTGGCCTATGTACTTGGCTGCCTTGGCTTTGTAGGCGGATGTGTATGTGCCTGGGTTCTCTCGGGCGAGGCGGTCCAAGATGGCCTGCGTCAGAATCTCGCCTTTGGCGCCGTAGACGTAAGGGGTGCCCAGCTTGTCCTTGCAATGCTGTATTAATCCTGCTGCTGTCTTACTCATAGTGTTTTCCTCCAATCAAAAAAAATAAGGCCCAGGGGCATCCCTGAGCCATGAAAAGTTGTGACGTCACAAGTTGCGATATCGCAACACCCGCTTAACCCCGCGGCGGGAGATATGCGGACCACCTCCTCTCAGGTATCCATTTTTGTCTTATCTTCAACCTGCCCCTTAATCATCCTGGCCAGCGGCATTAAAAATGGTGGCATGGCCACGCCGATATCCAGCAGATTTTCCAGGATGCTGATTATCTCATTACATATAAGCCATACTGCCACGATGGTAGCAACCACGAAGGGCAGTTTAATAGACAGTCCTACATACTGGCCGGCATAATTAATCAGCACATCCATAGCCCATCCTAATCCCACCAATATCCACATACCTATCTTCTTGACGATGCCCCACAGTCCCTTGTCACTGGTTACCAGCTCATTGCGCCGTTTTGATGCCAGGATACCGGTTATGTAGTCTGTAAAATTCAATCCAGCCAGTATAAGCACGGGAACTGCCAGAATTCCCAACCATCCAAAAATCATGCTAAATGCTGCAACAAACGCTGCTTTCACCTTATCCATTTTAATATACCTCGCCCTTCTTTATTTTGTGTAGTTCTCTCCAGTTATGTCCTTGTAATCCGCCTCGGACAGTTTACCTGCGTCCACCAGGGCCTTAAGCCGGTCAATGTCCCATAATCTTGGGTAATACTTCTGCGCCAATCTTTTCACATCCATGGTCTCACCTCCTCCTATAAATCAATACCGGCCATAATAGCCACGTAATCAATGTCAGCCGTATTCTTTTCCACCTGTGCGGCCACACCCGGCTGAGATAGCGTTAGGAGCGCCACACGGCCATATACAGCCTCCGCAGTGACGGCTCCGTCATCCCCGTACTGCTCCGGGGTAATGAGATAGTCGTCATCAATACTCTTTGGATTATCCAGCACCGTATAACCATCGTACACGGCCAGGGTGCTGCCATCCTCATTGACAGTCTTAATCTGCTCCGTGGCTGCCGCATCCGCAAACAAGGCTACGATATCCTCCAGTGGCTCAGATGTCCGGAAAATAAGCCGCAGAGTGCTGGGCGTGGAGGATGTGCCGCCGATGACCAGCGGGTACTCCTTTCCGTTTTTCAAAACAATCTTTTCATTCATTTATTTTTCCTTTCCGCCCAGCGGCCTGCCGGGCAATAAAATAAGCCCCTGGTTTAGGGACCTGATTTGCAGGTTACGATTCATTTTTTCTTATCACAAATAGCAATTTAGCTAAAACCGTTGAAAATATGAATCAGAGCTATCGTCTGCGGTTATATTGGGATAATGATAACGGCCTTATACAAGTATATGTAGGTGGTACATATAAAGGTAATCTTAAATTCACACCATAATAATTATTTAAGACCCAAAATGTAGATTGCATTAAGGGTAAATCCTGTATTGACATCAACTTCCATCAATGTTACTGTGCCAGCTGAGTAATTTATAGATAGCAAAACGTTTGCGCAATATCCGTATGATTTACCTGGTATTGCTATGTACCGTGTTTCATTTAAAATATGACTTACTAATGGCACAAGAGTAAAATTAAAAAACATATTACCATTACTTGTCTGCTGTATAATTACCATGATTTCGATAGTTTTATAATTTTTAAATGAAATTCCTGTCATTGTCTTATTATCCATGGATAAAGCGGCAAGTTGGGTTCCTGTCCCAATAGATGCTAAATTGCTATTTATATCATCCTTAACTGATTTTAGGTATGCGCTGGATGGGACCTTATTTGTAGCCGTGGACTCCACCTGCACAATATCCGTCTGTGCTACATAATCCGCCAGTTTCACGGCAAGGTCTGTATTGCTTACCAGCTCCAGGGCAACCTTACGGGCCAGCGCATCCAGCATACTCTGGACGTTTGTCTTGGCTCCTGGCTGCCCGTAGTACTGCATGGTGATATCCGACTCCGGCCCATCCGCTGTCACTGTGATGGTTGTCTGGCCTGTGTAAGTGGTAAGGGCATTTAAAGCGGACTGGGTAGCGGCTGGGAGGGGTTCCCATGCGGGAGTGGCAAGGATTTCTAACGCTTCGGAAATCGGCACCGTACCTGTATTATCAACCTGGTTGATAGCCCTCTCTACTCCCCACATGCCATTCCTGCACATTATCCTGTCCCGTACATCCCCGATACCACGCAACGGTTCCGTGAGGGTGATGGCTGCGGTCCGTAACATGGGCGGCTCATAGTCCGTCACAGTGTCCCCTTCCTCCATCTGTAAGTCAAGGCCGTCATAGGTTTCGTCATTTCCCTTAAACTGCACGAGACGGATATATCTCGCACCGGAATAGTAAAACGAATTACTTATAACCTTTTTTAACTCTGTATTATTAAAAATGGTCACTGAACCCAAAAAATTCTTATCAATATCATAAATCCTTCCCATGCATCTTTTCGATTCCTCTGCAAAGGTTTTCTTCCTGGAAAACGTATATGTTTTTCCCGGATTTATTGAAATCCATCCAGAACGCAGGGCACTTTTATCATCGGCCTCGTTACCACTGGCATCAACGCTTCCATTCTCCAGTGGCCCAGTTAGATTTTTGTTTTTTACCGTCACCGCCGTGACATCCGTACTCACAATCTCCTGCGGATTATCCGGGCTGGGGTCTGCTCCCTGCTCACTCTTACCGGCTATCTCCAGGCCGGGTATTGGGGCCTCCCATGCATCAGACACTGTGACTTGCGTGGTTCCGGTGGCTGTATTAATGTTGATTCCTTGGGTGTCTACAGCAGATACGGTGGCTGCAGTGCCATCAAACTCTGATACGCCTTGACACTGTTCTGCATAACCTTTTGCCGCCTCGCAGTACGCCTTTGCATTATCTTTTGCATCTCCTTCTTCCACACCGCCAACCGCATACCTCTGTGACTTGCTTGCATAATATTTTGCATTATTGCCTTCAAATCCGGTGCCTCCGATAGCCCACCCCTGTGCCGTACTGGCCGCCTGCTCTGCCACTCCTTTGGCTGTCTGTGCATCCAGAGTATACTGGCGGATGGTTGACATGATAGTAGGTTCCAACTTTGCAAGAGTGATTTTCCCGTCAGGTATGTCCGCGGAGATGTTTTTTCCGTTCGCGGTTATCCTGACGGTATCCGTGGAAGAAAACGTGTATGTGTCAATAAACTTGCTTAGGGATACCCTTTGTTTGGTCCCATCGGCCAGCTCCAGCACAAAACTATCACCTTCCAGATAGCAATTAAGCGCAATCTTTTCAACAGCCGTGTCATGCGTAAAGGTTGAACCATCAAAGCGCGTGAAGGTCATGACGCCTGTGGTATCATCCATGATAAAATCAATGATGACGTTCGCCATATCCGCGGCGTCCGCCTTATCCTGGGCCAGAAGGAGGATACGGTTATCCATTTCATTGATACCATCCTCAATGTGGTTCAGGTGCACCTCATTGATTGGTGATTCAAGGCTCGGCTTATTCCGCCAGGTAAACGGAAAATAGTATTTAGTCAACGCTGTCGCTGCCCTGCTCAGTAGTCCCATCCTCATCACTCCTCTCTTTAAGATAATTCTCCAG